CAGATGTTAGCTATCGCTAGGAAGCATAAGATTGCCCTGACGGTACACGATTCCGTGGTATGTTGTGTAGAGATAAGTGTAGAAGTTGAGGCACGTGAGCACATCGAAGCGTGCATGAATATGACCCCCGCATGGGCTGATGGCCTACCTATTGCGTGTGAGTCTGGTATTGGTAAATCGTATGGAGAAGCAGGATGAGCAAAGACAAAGTTATATCAATGGAAGACTTCAAGCAAACTGAGCGTGCGTTGGCGGAGGGGACTTATAAAAGTTCACCTAGTATTAACTCCCAATCAGATGCCGAACTTGGTATTTCTGGCTGGACTAAGGTAATGTTGGTAGGTAGAGGCGACGAACTATTAGTACTGGTGGAGCAGGGGTACGACGAAAATGGAGAGGAGCGCAGTGTGAATGGTGTCGCCATGGACTACGAGGAGTTGCTAGAGGTTACAGAGCAGCTTGTAACGTGTGCAGAGAAGATGCGGGAGCTTTCGACTGATGTCAAATAGAGTAGTGGAGTTGATATGTCTATTCGTTGGAGGCTTTATAGTCGGTAGCGTTTCAGTAGTAGTGTTTAAACTTGTGATGGAGTTATTATGAGCAAGGCATCCCCATGGTCGTTCTCAAGGATCAAATCTTTTGAGCAATGTCCCAAGAAGTTCTACCACCTTAAGGTATCCAAGGACTTCAAAGAACCAGAAACTACCGCTATGTTGTACGGTACTGCCGTACACTTGGCCGCTGAAGAATACATACGTGATGGGACGCCTGTCCCTGCCAAGTTCGGCTACGTGAAACCCGTGCTAGATAGTCTGATGAAGTTCGAGGGGGAGTTCCTATGTGAATATGAAATGGGACTTACCGAAGACCTAGAGGCGTGCGGGTTCAAGGCTGATGATGTGTGGTATAGAGGCATCGCTGACTTGGTTATCCTGAACAAAGAAGAGAAGACTGCGTACGTTATTGACTATAAGACGAGTAAAAACACTCGCTATGCGGACAAAGGTCAGCTAGAATTGATGGCATTAGCTACCTTTAAACACTTCCCTGAAGTAGAAACAGTTAAGGGTGGCCTGTTATTCGTAGTATGTGAAGAACTAATCAAAGACGAATATAAGAAAGAAGATGCCCCTGAACTATGGGCGAAGTGGCTAGGTGACTACAAGCGTATGGAGAAGGCATTCGAGAAAGATGTATGGAATGCTAACCAAAGCGGGCTGTGTCGTAACCACTGCATCGTAACTGAATGTGTACATAACGGTAGAAACTAATGCCCTACAAGAACAAAGCTGATCGTAAGAAACAAATTAATCCTGAGTGTGGTAGTCCGGCGCATGAAGCACGTATGGAAAGACAACGTGCGAGGCGTGCGTTCGACAAGAACAAAGGGTATGAGAAGCGCAAGGGTAAAGACTTGAGCCACCGTAAGGCGTTAGCAAAAGGTGGTAGTAATAAAGATGGAGTGTACGTGGAGTGTTCAAGTAAGAACCGAGCACGTAACGGACACAGTAAGAAATAAGTGTAGGTCGATGTGTAGTGGACGCTCAGTGTGATGCGTCATTAAACAAAGCGGTATGCCTTTGTATCCTCTGGGGCCGGTGGCAACACCAACCGTAAAAATCGCATTAGCTCGCATAAGGTTCGGTTGATACCTTGCATAAGATCGGAACTAGCCCCGCCGGAGCGAAGGGGACTATTAATTTTAAGCGCGTTGTGGATGTCCACTTCGGGCTATTTCGTATCGGAGCGATTAAATGCAGATAATTGATAACAAGGCGTTACTACTTAAACTACGTAACCCTGCGCAAGTGACAACGGTTATACCCAAGAGTAAAAACCTAGGTGATAACAAGGTACTAGTGAAGTGGGGACTGGAGGAGGTTCAAGTACTGCGCAACCTAAGCATGAACGTACCCTCTCCCATACTAGGTACGTACGATTGGACGGGCAAGTACCACCCCTTCGATCACCAGAAAGCTACGGCTGCGTTCCTGACACTGAATAAGAAAGCATTCTGCTTTAACGAGCAGGGTACTGGCAAGACAGCAAGCTCTATATGGGCAGCGGATTACCTGATGAACCTTGGTGTAGTGAAACGTGTTCTGGTGATATGTCCCCTATCTATTATGGACGCAGCATGGCGTAACGATTTGTTTAGCTTTGCTATGCACCGATCAGTTGAGGTGGCGTATGGCGCGAAAGACAAACGTAGAAAGATAATAGAGGGTGACGCTGAGTTTGTTATCATCAACTACGATGGGGTGGCGATAGTCGAAGACGCTATTGCGGATGGAGGATTTGACCTAATAATCATTGATGAGGCTACCCACTATAAGAATCCACAGACTACTAGGTGGAAGACCCTCAACCGAATACTAAAGCCTAGCACGTGGCTATGGATGATGACGGGTACGCCCGCCGCGCAAAGTCCAACCGATGCGTACGGTATTGCCAAGCTAGTGAACCCAACAGCAGTACCTAGGTTCTTTGGTTCGTTCCGCGACCAAGTTATGAGAAAGGTAACTAACTTTAAGTGGGTGCCTAAAGAGGATGCCACAGATACCGTATACCAAGTACTACAACCTGCGATACGTTTCACAAAGGAAGAATGTCTAGACTTACCCCCCATGGTATACGTACGGCGTGAGGTGGAACTTACTCGGCAGCAGAAGAAGTACTACAAAGAATTGAAGACCAAGATGACCATGGAGGCGGCAGGTGAACAAGTCACGGCGGCTAACGCAGCGGTAAACATGAATAAGCTACTGCAAATATCTGCGGGAGCTGTGTACACCGACCTAGGAGATTCCATTCAGTTCGACATTAAGAACAGATACAAGGTGCTACAAGAGGTGATCGCCGAATCTAGTAAGAAGGTACTCGTATTCGTACCCTTCAAGCACACCATCGACATGCTAACTGAGAAGCTACGCAAAGATAAGATAAGTACCGAGGTGATACGGGGTGACGTACCTGCATCAAAACGGACTGAGATATTTAAACGGTTCCAAGAGAACGATGACCCTCAGGTGCTAGTCATTCAGCCTCAGTCAGCAGCACACGGGGTAACCCTAACTGCGGCGAATACGGTCGTATGGTGGGGGCCGACTAGCTCACTGGAAACATACGCTCAGGCTAACGCACGGGTACATAGATCAGGACAAGATCAGAAATGTACCATCGTACAACTCGCAGGTAGCCACGCAGAGAAACGTGTTTACCAACTGTTAGATAACAGAATAAACATTCACACAAAGATGATTGATTTATACAAAGAAATACTTGACTAGCTAACGGATAGCTAATAAAGTGTACCCCTCACCACGAACGGAGACTATGATGAGTAATGCAGAGAAGTTGACGGAGGTGTATTTAAAGATAAAGGATAAGCGTTCGGAGTTATCGGCCAAATTTAAAGGAGAAGATAAGAAGCTGTCGGAGCAGCAGGACAAAGTTAAGAAGGCTTTGCTTGAGTACTGCAAGGAACACGGTGTAGATAGTGTTAAGACCGGAGCGGGGTTGTTCTACCGATCTGCGAAGACGAGGTACTGGACTAATGATTGGGACTCTATGTATAAGTTTGTTATGGAGCACGAAGCATTAGAGTTGTTTGATAAGCGACTGAACCAGACACACGTTAAGCAGTTCTTAGAAGAGAACCCAGACTTGTTACCTAAAGGTCTTAATGTAAATTCAGAGTATGTAATCTCAGTAAGGAAGAAATAATGGAAACAAAATATGTACCAATTGAAGGAGTTGCTAAGTACTTCAGTATATCGGTATCGACTGTACGCTCGTGGATGCGGAAAGGGGAGATCCCTGCCAACACCTACATCAAGGTAGGTAGTACGTACCGTTTTAATCTAGATGCACTAGATGCGGCACTGACTGACACTGCACATACACCGGAAGATGTTGATTTAGGATGGGTAGAACATACGGACGAAGTATAATGAAACGTCGGATCACCCTACGTGGTGGAGAGATTAGAACCATAGACGGTGACGTAGCATCACAAGCTAAAGATTATATTGATGTAGTTATTGTGAACGCTGCCCCCATTGCTCGGTACTTTTACTCGGAGACGTATGACCCTAATGTAGCAAAGGCTCCACTCTGTTGGTCAGGTGATACGCAGCGCCCCGTTACGGGCATACCTGATGACCAGAAGCAATCCCACAGGTGTATGGACTGCCCTCAGAATGTTAGAGGTTCAGGTTCCTTTGGGGGTAGAGCATGTAGGTTCTCACAGAGACTTGCTGTGACACTTGCAGAAGACCCAAGTGTAGTTTATAGACTACAAATACCCGCTACTTCGATATACGGTAGAGGGAGTAATGGCAACATGCCCCTGCAAGAGTACGTGAAGTTTCTATCCGCACGTGGCTCGAACACTACAGGCATTGTTACCCGAATATATACAGATAAAGAAAGTGCAATACCCAAACTCTTTTTCAAACCTATGCGTTCATTGAACGAGGGAGAGTTGGAGGTAGTAGATAATATGATTACTGACTCCGACACTGTTGCGGCTATACAGCATGATGAGTATACCCCAACGGTAGTAACTTCCCCCTTTGGTGAAGTATCTGGATTTGAATTTGAAGCAAATTAAACTATAGGAAAATTGATATGACCCATTTAATAAGTAACGTAGAAATCCTTTACCCACGTGTAAACCAGTGCTACCGATTCGACAACGCCGAGAACAAGAGCATCCCATGTGATGTGTTTGAAGATGGCGCTAAGTATGAGACTAAGTTCCGTATGGACAAAGACCAAGCCAAGTCCTTGTACGAAGCTATGGCAACTGCCTACGCGGAAAAGAGAGAGAAGTCTTGGCCTGAGAAGTTAGCTATGCCGTTCGAGAAGGATGATGATGGTAAGTACGTAGGTAAAGCTGTACTCAAGGGTGCGTATGGTAAAGATGCTACCGCCAAACCTAAGCAGTACGATGCCAAGAGTAAAGAACTTCCTGAAGACTTTAAGCTCACCACTGGTAGTGTTGGTAACATCGCAGTTGTGTTTGTACCTTATAACATGCGTGACAATGGTGTATCACTACGCCTTAAAGCAGTACAGGTTACCAAGTATCAAGCCCCACAATCTGCGGCTTCTCCGTTCGATGTTGTTGACGGCTTTGAATTAGAGGTTGACGAAAACCCATTTGAAGTGCAAGATGTTCCTAAGGCTGCCGCAGAAGCAGTAAGTGATGACATCTTTGAGGACGAACCAAAGGAAAAAGTCTCTGAGCCTAAGAAGATAGTAAAGAAAACGGCTCCCGCACCAAAAGATGATGCTGACCTTGCATCAATCGTCGATGAATGGGACGACTAGTAACTTAGTCCCAATTTAAAACTAATCCTCACAGCTAGGGCTGATTACCTGAAAAGGGCACTTCGGTGCCCCCGCTGTGACGACTCTCGGAATTAGGTAAAAGTTATGAATACAGAAGTATTTCTAAGCAAGACGTTGGGGAACGAAGGATACTACTGCTTATTTGCAAGTCGCACTGCGGAAGGTCGCAGAGTACAGAAGTTCTACGATTCCCTAGGGGATCTAGTTAGCGCGGCGTACAAGTATGACGAGGATGGATATGATTCGTATTTTGCACTAAGTACATTTACAGAATCAAACTCTCGAAAAGTAGACAATGTGAAACACTTAAAGTCTTTCTTCCTAGACTTAGACTGCGGTGACGGGAAAGAATACCCCGACCAAGCAGAAGCATTAGATGCACTAAACGATTTCTGCGTAGCTCAGAAGCTACCAAGACCTATGCTAGTCAACTCAGGGAGAGGCGTTCACGCGTACTGGTTCCTTACTGAGTCAGTGACTCTAGATGAATGGTTGCCTGTAGCAGAACGTCTCAAGAAACAGTGTGTTGTACATGGGCTACTGGCAGATCCGTCTGTTACTGCCGATGCAGCTAGGGTACTACGTGTACCTAAAACACGTAACCACAAAACAAACCCACCATGTAAGGTTGACTACTTCGCCGCATCCGCACCTGACCCTGTAGACTTTGATAAGTTCTCAGACATGGTTGGCGGCCCCGTGATACTCCCACCGAAGAGTGCTAGTGGTAATGCGAATGCCGTTATGCAGACCCTGATGGGTAACACCGAAGCATCTTTTAAAGACATCATAGCTAAGACCATGAATGGTAAAGGCTGTGAGCAGTTGAGGACTATATGGAAAGACCAAGAGAACTGTAGCGAGCCTATGTGGCGTGCAGGATTATCTATTGCTAAGTTCTGTTCAGACTCTGAGGTTGCCGCACGTAACATATCAAAGAACCACGAAGGGTATAACGTAGAAGATACTGCGGCTAAGATGGATGGTATTAAAGGCCCATACTTGTGTACGTCTTTCGACGAGTTCAATCCTGATGTATGTGGTGACTGCCCGAACTGGGGTAAGGTTAAATCCCCCATCACACTAGGTAACAAAGTACTCCGCGCTGCGCCATCTGACAACGTGGTAGAAGCACCGGCTCTAAACTTACCGAACAGCCCAACCAATGTGTATACAATACCTGAATACCCTAAGCCATACTTCCGAGGGCAGAACGGTGGTGTGTACATACGTAGTCGTAATGAAGATGGGGATATGGATGAGACTCCTATATACCACAACGACTTGTACGTAGTGAAACGTATCCTAGACGAAGAGATAGGTGAGGCTGTGGTTATGCGTCTACACCTACCACGTGATGGCGTACGTGAGTTCACTGTACCTTTAACGTCAGTTACATCCCGCGAAGAGTTCCGTAAGCAGATGGCAATGCAAGGTGTAGCTGTAACCAAGATGGATGACCTAATGAATTACACTACCACATGGGTTAATGAGCTACAGGCTAACAGTACAGCCGATGCCGCCCGTAGACAGTTTGGTTGGACAGACGATAACCACGATGCGTTTGTACTGGGTAACCAAGAACTGACCGCAACAGAAGTTAAGTTTAACCCTCCTTCTACAGCTACTACCGGACTTATGCACTTGTTTGAGCCAAAGGGAACGCTAAAGGAGTGGAAGGACATGGCTAACTTCTATAACAAAGATGGCTTTGAGATGCACCAGTACATAGTAGGTACGGCGTTTGGATCTCCGCTTATGGAGTTCTCTCCTATCGCTTGTGCAGGGTTTCATATCCACAGTAAGGACTCTGGTGTAGGTAAGACTACAGCCATGTTCGTAGGGGCATCCGTATGGGCGGAGCCTGAAGGCATGGTGCTGTCAGAGGACGATTCGCAAGCGTCACGTATGAACCGTGGAGAGGTGTACCATAACCTACCGTTGTACATTGACGAACTTACAAACGCTAAGGGTGACGAGCTATCTGACCTCATCTACCAAATCTCTAGTGGTAAGCAGCGGAATCGTATGTCGGGAGGCAGCAACGCAGAACGCGCACGTGGCAAGCCGTGGAGTTTATTAGCGGTTAGTACCGGTAACACGAGTATTATTGAGCGGGTTAGTATGGTTAAGAACATGCCGAAAGCGGAAGCTCAACGTATGATGGAGGCCAAGGCGGTCAAGCTGTTTACTGATCCTGAGACTAAGGCACTGACGGACGAACACGCGAAGAGAGCTACCACAGTGTACGGACATGCGGGGCCAATATACATTAAGTATATTATGAACAACCTTCCACAGGTTAAGGCACTACTAGCCAACGTGCAAAGACGCATTGATACGGCGGCAGGGTTAACCGCAGAGAATCGCTTCTGGTCAGCGGGTGCGGCGTGTACAGTTACTGGCGTTATTATAGCTAACAAGTTAGGGCTGATTGATTACGACACCAAAAAGCTGATGGCCTACGTTGTTAGATTGCTAAAAGAAAATAAGAACGGAGTTAATGACATGAGTAGTTCGGTAACAGATACATTGAATGACTACATCCACGAGAACTGGGGTAGCATCCTAAAGATCAAGAGCACTGACGATCTACGTAAGCAAAACGACAACGGGCTAGACAGTTTGGTTATACCTGAACTCGACCCTAAGATTCGTTTGGTGGGTAGGTACGAGACAGACATCAAGCGCGTGTACCTAATACCTAAGCCCCTCAAGGCATGGTGTGGTAGACAGCAGATAAACTATGGCTCGTTCGTGCAGGATCTGAAAGATAAGTTTGGCGGTAAGTCTGTGAAGATGCGGCTTACTAAGGGTACCCCAACTCAATTGCCGCCTACTACAGTTATATCTGTAGACTGTTCCAGTGTTGGGGTAGACGATTAGCATGATGATGTTGCACGACATAAATCCCGACGGTATACGTGTTACAATACACTGGGATACGTTTACAGTAGGTACATCATTATTTGTGCCGTGCATCAACAGTAAGAAAGCTAGGGAGCAGCTAAAGAAGATAACTAATAAAAAAGGATTTAAAACAGAATCCAGAGTAAGCACAGAGAATGGCCTGCTTGGTATACGTGTTTGGCGTACACGCTAATAACCGCTAGTTCCCCCTTTTACCCCCCTAACCTGTTTCCGAGACAGGCGGGGGGTATTTTTTAGAAGTAACTTTCGGTCTCTTGGTACTCCGCCTCGTGTTGCTCTAGGGTAGCGCGGAACATCTTAGAGTATCTAACCCCGTTAATAGTCTCCGCAGAAGCTCTCTTGTACGCACGTCTGGATCGGGAGATAGTATCCTTTGTTATCGCTGCTAAAGGATAGTCCGCATTGAACTCGTATATGTTATCCATAACATCGTAGTACTGCATGAAGTCCCCATCCCGTTCGGCTTTCGCTCTACGCCGCAGTAACTTGGTACGGCGCTTCTTAGCTGCACCTTCGATACGCTTCTTTTGGTTCTCCTTCTCTTGGATAAACGTATACTCAGAAGGAGAGAAGCCAAGTACTTGCGCCGCAAGCTCGGTATTGCTGGGGTCGTCCCAGATAAAGTCTCCTCTCCTTGTTAGCGCGCCCTCATCCCTACGAAAGCGTACCAACCCTTTATACATGTTCTTAATAGATGCGGGCAGCATTGTCTCGATACCACGTTCCAAGTTATCGTTATCTACTATGTCTGTATACCCTCTCTCGAAGCTAGACAGTATCGACCATGCAGGGCCACCAAAGTAGTGAGCTATGTCTTCTTCCATAGACGCGTCTTGGTTGTATCTGTTTGTTTGGAATAGGAGGTTACTTAGCCCGATACGGTTAGACACATCCACGCCAAGCATTGCCGTTGGTGCCCCTTTGTACCACCCTTGAGTTAACTGCTTCTGTACGATAGTCTCGAAATCTTCCTCGTCGTCTTCCCTAAGCATAGTGTTGTAGATTAGCGCAACTGCACCGAAGATGGGTATACCCTTAACACCCGCAAACAATATTGAAGTACCAAACGTACCTGCCAATTGTTGGATGGCGGCGTTACGAATCTCTCTAGACTTAGCATCTGTACCGGGTGCAATGTTACGCGCTATCTGTAATGCGTTCTGGAGCATGGAAGTGTACATACGTACGCCGAAGCTCTTATACATCATAGCTACTCGACCAATACCTTGTCTAGACACCCGCATACCGGTCTCTAATGACGCACCGCCGTTCACTTTTTGGGTTAGTCCCATAGCACTTTCCGCAGCTTTGACTTTCATCTGCTCAGGGCTGTAGTCCTCTTCTGCTTGGGTTCTAGACGCTTTGTTCGTACCCTGCATACGTTGCATTTCTAAGTCGTACGCAGCCATCATAGTTATCTGGCGAGTCATAACCTCAGCTTTGTGGAACATGAACGCTGACGCACGCTGGGTTTTCTCGATAAGACTCTTAGGGTCTTCTACGAAGGATAGCCCCTGCTCGTCTTGTATCAGGGAACTGTCCACCTGACCTCGTTCTGCTGCTATCTGCACCATGACGGCCTTACTCTGTAAGTACTCTCTGCGAGTCTCCCCTGTCTTCTTGTCCACATCATCTAGGCCGGGCAAGTCGTCACGCACTTGGTAGTTCCCGTCAGCATCTGTAACGTAATAGTTGTCCACGTTCTGCCCCGCAAAACTCTGGGCGTCTGCATAGCTCTCTCCATCTAGCTGCGCCATAAGTCTCCTTCGCTTGACGGTACCACTACCGAAGTACAACTTAGAAGCCTTACTTAAAGCGGCCAGAGTTTTACCATAACCGTAAACACCCGCAAATTGGGGGAGTACGAACAGAGGGATCTGAGTCGTGTTGACCAATGCAGATGAGGCGTTAAGTCCGATGGTGAAGTTAAACGCTACCCTATTTAGAGTACGAGCAACACCATCTGCCGGAGGGTTAACCGCGAAGTTGATGCGGTCTAGTACTTCGTTAACTATTAGCTGTTGGTTTTCTGTTACGGGGCTGTCTGGGCCGGGTTTGTATTTCTCCCGCATCTTAGCCCCCGCTGCCATTAAGTTACGGCTAGTAGTTAGTTTAGCTGTCTCTCTGGTTATGGCATACAGTCTCTCTTCCATAGCCACGATAGGGTCTTTAATGAATCCCAAAGTGCCCTTACGCTTGAGGCGGGATCGGGCTGCCGAAGTTTCCGGTAGTGTCTGAATGTACACACGCATTATCTGTGTCTGTAGCGCAGACTTGTCTTTGTCGTTGGCAGTGGAATCGTTGATGGCGTCCATGGTCTTCTTAACAAAGGAAGCAGGGGGCGCACGATCAAAAGATGTAGGAGTAATTTGGTTGAACTCGTTTATGCCGGGATCAAAGCCACTAGGGGAGTTAGCTATAACCTCCGCCTTAGCGTCATTTCGCTGCTTGATACTACCAAACGCTTCTACTACTTCTATCTTTAGTTTTGCGTTGTCAGGGTTTGGGATGTCATAACGTAGCCAGTGGTCGCCTTTACGTACTAACGGCAAGTATGGTCTGATACCTTCTTCTCCGTACATACGCTCAAACAACTCATCTTTCAGAGTCTTGCGTGTATCGTCGTTTAGCCCGTCTATAGTGTCGTAGTTGTTTACCGCAGCATCATACAATTCTCTATGCTTGTTTTGGTAGACCTGAACAATGTTGTTGTATATCGCTCGCCCGTCTTTACCTAACGCGTTCCACGAAGGCCGCATAGCGTTCCACGCTTTTACTTGCTCGGGATTAGGAGCGCCATCCTTCTTAGCTTTGTACTCAGGGTTGTTTGCGTTGTATTGTTTTACCGCCGCATCCCGGTTGGCCTGACTGTTGAAGCTCCTACGCTCCATAGCATCTCCGACTCTGTATGCCATGTGCCACTGGCTATATGCCGTGACCGGATCGTTAGGGTCAACACGTGCTAGGGTGGACTCTGGGGCAATCATTTCTAGTGCCGCAAGTTGTGCGGGGGTAGCCTGTGCTTTCCACTTATTTAGTACCGCAAGCTGCGCTTTAGTATCATCGTTAGCGTTCTTTAGCGCGCCATTCTGCTCGTCTAGTAACTTGCGTACCTCCTCGACTCCCTCGACGTTCATGCTCTCGCCTTCAAGTCCCTTCATTGGGATTCTTATCATGCCGCTGTCTATAGAGGGGTTAACCTTTAGCTCAATTACACGGGCATTGCGCTCCGCTTTAGTAGGGAAAGACTGTATTACGCGCTTACCACTCGGCACGGTGTACCCTACTTGGTACCCTTCGTACTTGGATATTTCTACCATAGTGTCCATATCTAGCACGGACATCATATATTTTTTGGACTTAGGTTTTGCCCACGGGAAGAAGTTAGAGAAGCCGTTAAGCACCCAGTCCTTCATCCCCCCAGCCTCTCTCGTTCCTGCCTGTAGTGCGTTCTGGTTAGCTACTACCGTAGAGGCTGCGGCGTGGAGGAGTTCCCCTGCATACCTAGAATCAGGTGCGGGAGACATGATACCGTAGATAATGTTGTCAGCCGATTGTAGTGCGGATATGTCTGACTCCAATGACTGGGTAGGTTTGCCCATTAGCCTACGCCAGATGTTAGCTAGGATATTGTTCACCTGCTGCAACACACTGGCAGGGTTACCCTTCAGGTGGATTAGCGCCAACTCTTGGCGGAACTCTACGTTGCCCTGTACCTCTGCTACAAACTCGTCTAGGTTAGCTGCGCCTCTGACGGTACCTAGGCGTGGGACTACCTCTTTAAAGATAGCCTGTAACTTTTTGGTAGCGGGATGCGAAGGTTTACTCAGAGCTTCAGCCGTAACCACGTGGCCCATCTCATGTAGTAACACGTGGGTATTGATACCAGTCTCCGCGTCTAGCTTGATTGTATTTGTTTTTGGGTCGAACAAGCCGTTAGCTTTTTCCCCATTAGAATTTTTAAGGTCGCCTACTACCTCAATCTTGGTGGTACCTACGTTGTCTAGGAACGCAGTAGTGAGGTCACGTACGTGTACGCTGTTTGTAGTATTACGTAGTAACTCTAATGCACCTTTTAGATCCCCTCTGGCGAGTAGTCCCTTAGCAACGGGGTGCAGTGGTACGTCTAGGTTTACCGCAGAGTCCGCAGGTAGGCTGAAGTCCAGCGTAGACAGATCATCATACATATCTACATCTACGTATTCTTCAGCAGCAACGTTCACTGCCTCGTCCTCTTCTCGCTTGGCCTGTGAACGCTGTGCGTCTATCTTCTCTTCGATACGTCTAACAGCAGGTGCATCACCCTCAGCTTTAGCCTTAGCTAAGTCAGCTTCCGCTTTCTGTAGTTCTTTATTCCTAGCTCCAACTAACGCTTTACCTGCTTTGTTAGCGGCTTTGACTTCTTTGGCGCGTTTCTTAGCAGCGGCAGTTTCGGCAGCTAACTTCGCCACTTCTGGATCGGTGGTAGCTCTATTAAACTCGTTCTTGTCGTTGAGCGCGTCCCGCATACCGGTTGTCGCGTCGAGGTTAACTCCTCTAGTGGCGGTGGTCTGCGCTAACGTGACGTTTACAGGGAGCGCTTCCATCGGTAGTGCGTTAGCCATGGCCTTATCTATATAGGTCTTAACCTTTTGACTTATATTAGGGTCGGCACGTAAGGAGTCTAGGTAGGCTTTAGCAGTCCCGCTACCCATTCCCTCAAAGACCTTGGGCATTGCGGCATTTTTTGCTGCGTAGTTTTGGTAGTTGACGTTATTCACTACATCGTACGCAGCTAGGTCGATAGAGTCTGTGATCCGCTCTCCCGCTTTAGAGTATATAGCTCTACCCCTAACCTGCTTAGCCCTCTTGCTGGTACGGGTCTCTTTAGCTTCGGGAACAGTCATTGCCTGCATACCCTTATGGGCAGTGGCATCGCTGTCTTCTTCTATTCTAGTAGTAGCAGGGTTCTTATGTTTAAACTCTGGGTCTTTGACATCTCTAAATGTAGACCCATCTTCTTCTCGGCTAACCTGCGCCGGAGAGGGAGTCGCTTCTGCTTCCCTAGGCTTACCTACAGTACGCGTACGTATGGGAGTAGCTTTGGCTTTAGCTTTAGCTTCGGGTGCAGGTTGTACCTCAGCTTCTACTACAGTCTCTTCTACTACAGTCTCTTCTACTACGGGCGCAGGTTGTACCTCAGGTACAGGGCCAAGTGCGTATTCAGTTACCGCAGTTACCAACTCAGGCTTACCCTGAATAGTTTTGTTTGTAGAGTATTTAATTAGTTGGTCTATCGTGCCTTGGTCTTCTCTAGCCTTACCTATGATACGCTTACGTATGGGGGCAGCTTTTGGTATACCCACTGCATCTAGGTCTTCGGCAGTTACAAGTGTAGGCTCAGCTTCTACTACGGGCGCAGGTTGTACTACAGGCTCAGCTTCTACTACAGGCTCAGCTTCTACAGCTTTTACCCGCTGTCGTACTTCAGCAATACTTTTGTCAATACCAGCTCTAGCATTCCCATCGTTTTCTACTGGATTAAAGTCCCTATTAATAAAGTTATCAAAGTGAGACCCAGTCCTGCCAACTTTAGGGATAGTGTCGTCAGACCTTATATCACCAATAGTATTATCAAGCCCTTGAGCTATTTGACGTAACTCCGGCATACTATAGTAGTCGTTAATCTCCGCTTCTGTTGTTTTGTTTATCCAGCCGTCAGCCCCTACTCCAAAGAAAGGGTACCACTTACCGGCAGGTACACCCTTTTTACCACCACTACCAGTACTCAAGTAGAAAGGTATAAACATACCGTTAATTTCACGTATAATAATCTTACGTCCGCCCATATCAACTATAGAAGATGTACCCGAAGACTTATCTACAGACTGCGTATCATCGTTCCACGAAATAGTATCGTAATCTATGTCAATGTCTGCGTCCGTAGCAGCTTCTGCTTCTACAACAGTCTCTTCTACAACAGGCTCAGCTTCTACAACAGTCTCTTCTACAGTAGGTTCAGCTTCTACAACAGTCTCTTCTACTACAGTCTCTTCTGTGAACCCTGCCTTGGCAGCGGCCTCTTCAAACTTAGCGGCTTCCGCCTCTGCTTTTCTTTGTTCTTTGACAATACGTGCAGCTTGTGCTTTGGTAGCGGCACCTGTGGCAACGATCTCTCCCACTCGTGCCTTGTCTATATCTTGTTGAAATGTCTCTTCGGCAGTTCTCTCCGCCATCTCTATAGGTACACCCGCATCGGTCAACGTCTTTACCTGTGCCTGACGTTTCACTTCTGGGTCTACAGGGACTTCTTCTGCCGGGGTAGCTCTTTCGGTTGTAGTCTCAACGCGTTGTCCGTCCTCATCGAATACAGGAGCTTCTTCTACAGGGGCTTCTTCAGTGCCAACTACCTCATCAATGTCTGCTTCGGACACTGTCGCAGCGTCTTCGGTAGTAGTCTCTTCTACTGTTACAGTTTCGGGTTCGGGAGTTGTCTGAGCATCTAGCTCCGCTTCGGCAGCTTTACCTTCTTTAATGTCGGCTTCGACTTGGGCACGGTCACCTTCTAGTACTCCAGTAAATAGTGCGGCACCGGTTTCGGCATCGAAGTAGGAAAACGTACCGTCATCTGCGTTTGTATACGCTACCCACTTACCTTCGGGGTCTACGCCAGCTTCTTCTTGGGGGGCTTGGTATCGTCCACCGGCACCTGCGGCAGTACCACCAATAGAGCCACCAATCATACCTGCGGCAACGGCTGCATCTATGTACTCAGTAATTGCTTCGTCGCTATCTAGGTCAAGTCCGGCTTGCGCTCGTTCGATCATCTGCTGACCGACTTCGGTGGGTATCTCTACTGTGGCACCTGCGCCAGCGCCTTTGACTACCCTAGAGAACACTCCACCTTCGCGGATAACTCTGGGGGTAAAGAACTTACCGACTAGCATCCTATCGACGATACCTTCCATAGCCGCTTGAGGTATGGCGGAGAGGAAGGCTGTACCTTCGTCTAACTCTGCAACGCCGTCTCCACGCTCTATAGCTTCTTTCTGTCGCTCGCGGTTCATACCGTAAAAGAATGGGATTTGAGATAGACCTGCACCGACAGCGCCAACGATCATAGCGCCAGCACCAACAGTAAGTGCGGCAGGGGCGGCGGCAACAGCTAATGCACCGGCACCGATAGCGGTAGCCATCTGAGGGAGAGTCTCGCCTAGGGTACCAAAGAAGTATTCAGCACCTGTGCCTATACCTTCCACGTCCTGACGCCTTGTGGCGTAATTTTCCGCATCTTCTAGCTGGGCTTGGTTATCTTCCACCATCTCAGAGCCAAACTCTTCGACACCTTCTAGTCCGGTTACTTTACCGAAACCTTCAATGGCAGAGCCTACGCCCTCGCCCATAATGTCAATACCACGACTCAAGCCTCCCGTCAGGGCATTCATTGGCTCTTCGTCATAGTCTAGTGCGCTGTAGGCCATATCTCTATCGAGACCCGTATCTAACTCGGGCTTTCGACTCTGACGTGCCTGCGCGGCTTGTTCATTGTTTATTGCTCTCTTTAGGAAAAAAGAAATCTCATATACGGCTGCTTCATCTCCCGCCTCTTTTGCACGTTCGAGTCCAAGCTCTAGCTCTTGTATAGTGGGCATTTACATTACCTTGTCGGGTTATTACAAATCAAAGAATTTCATGGAGTCATCAGACATTGTATCATCACCACCACCCGCAGAGCTATCTATAGATAGTCGATCAATCGCGGCTTCCGCATCCCTCAGATACGCAGCGGTCATGTTTTTCACCGCTTGCTGTCTTTCCGCGATCTGGGCTCTTAGCGCCACTGCTTTTTTCCCGTCTGGCTTTTTTTGCTTAGCTAGTGAGGCTTTGAGCATTGCCAACTGAGTATCCTCGTTTTCTATCTCCATAGCGGAGGTATAAAGTTCCTTTTGGATTTCAAGTTTACCCGAGAGAGTCAGTAGTTTGTACTTTGCGTCAGTGCTTACTGCTAACATTAGCCTGTCGTGTACGCGAGCCAGTCGGGATTCTTCCTGAGTTAGTAGTCGGTCTTTATCTTTCTCCGCGATCTCTCGCTCGTCACTAGTCAGATTCTGATAGGCGTTCGCGGATGTTATTTTGAGAGTATCAATATTGTTCTGCACAAGTGCGGCCTTTTCGGCGGCTTTTTCGTCCAACCCTAATTTTTTCGTCAGGAACTCTTTGTCCAGCGCAAGGCTTTTATCTAACATAGTCTGAGTACGTGCTTGCTGCTTCTGTACTAGCTCCTGATCTGCTAGTGCTGCCTTGCTTAGCCCTGCTACCCCACTCTGCATCGAGCCGGCATTAGCAAAGAACGCGAAGACTCTGTCTCTTGCTTCTTGTTTAGGGGATCTGGCGTAGCGTTCATTTACTACGTCCTGTTCTGACCGCATACGGTCGTACTCTGTTTTAATCCCTGATGCACCGGAGCGCTTGAGGAACTTATCGTAGGCATCATCCCCAGCTTTTGCGGAATCTCTACCCATGGCGTTGGAAAGGTTATCCATGGCCATTTTGTCCATCGCAGAGGTTCCACCTAAGGCCCGAGGCGCTTCTTGTTTAGGCGCAACAGGTGCAACTTTAGGCGCAACAGGCGCAACTTTAGGCGCAACAGGCGCTTCTTGTCTTAGTACGGTACCTGTACCTACAGGAACGCTGGCTATACCGCTCTTAGTGGGGGGCGCAACTTTAGGAGCCTCTTCTTCAGGCGCAACTCCCAAATCTGCTAGTAGCTTCCTTTTGTTGTCCGCCGCTGTTTCTCGGCGTGCAGTGGCAGCACCAGCCCCTTGTTCGGTAATAGCAGTGTTAAGTTTTTGCAGTTGAGCATCTATATCGGCTGCGCTTTGTCTAGCTCTTGTAGCACTTATAGTCCCCTTCTGAACACCTTCGATCAGTGCAGCTTTCTTAGCCTCTAACTTAGCTCGTGTACTGTCTTGGTTTCTAACCTGCGTTTGCTTATCAGCTTTGTCAGCATAAGCAGCCAACCCACCAAACTGGAACTTCTGCACTTTGCCCCCACTAGCCATTTTCGGCATATTCTGGTTGCTCTGTGGCATAGCGGAAGCGATACCTTTAGCCTGTGCAGCACCGCCTACGTCAGCCACGGATTGATCCTGCCCTCCGCCAACCATGCTTTGCATTTCTGCACTCTGCTGCTCCATAATAGTATTAGGGGGAGTCTGCATCTGCGCGTCGATAGTGTTCTTCTCAGCCTTTAGTAGCTCCAAAACACGTTCCAACGCTATAGCTTGTTCCATAGAGGGGTCGAGACGTTGCCTCTGCTCTAGCCCCTGTGGGTTCTTCATATACGTGTCTGCAAGCATGTTTACTTCTTTGTCTATCGAAGGCTGTAAGGCCATTACTTATTCTCCAAATTGTTAGTACTTATATTCCCATCGGGTCGCGGTATATCTCAGAGTTACCGCCGCCTTCATCTTCTACGTAATCGCTGCCTTGGTCTGTATCAAAGCCATCGTCGTAATCTTCGTACTCGAAGTTGTCAGAACCGCCATCGTCATCGTCACCGCCGGGTTTGTACGTATTGTACAGATCCGATAGACCTTCGCCGAGTTGGCCAGTCGCACCTAGTATGGCCATTATCGTAGATAGGTCACTTGCGCCACTCATCTGGTTGGAGGTCGCGTCAATAGGTAGCCCTTCGAGTAAAGACTTCTGGAACTGGATCTGCTTCTGAGCGTAATCTCGCTCTTCGTCAAACTGCGCTTTATCCGCAGTGATACCTTCAGCTTCAATAGCTCTCTGCGTGTCACCTGCATTGCGCTGTGCGGTTAGTACATCGAATCCGAACTTGTTAGTCTTGTCTTGGGCAGTCATTCCACGATCTTGCTCGGTATTAAACTGCTTCTGCGCCTGCTGGAATGCTGTATCGTAGCCTCTAGCGGTAATGTCTGATTGGCTTTGTAATAGGTTACGTGCGCCTTCAGCTTCCATAATAGCTTGACGTGAACCACCAAAAGCACCGGCCTTAGTCAAACGCCCTGCGTCTTGTATACGCTGTATCTCCGCCTCACGACGATTCTCTCTTAGCTGAGGGTTCAACGAGCCTTGTAGATATGGGTTCATGTACTGCTGTTGGGCAGCGGAGTCGAATGTACCTGCCTGATAACCCTGCCCGCCCATAGCACCGGGAGTCTGTAAACTTCCAACACCACTAAACGACTGTTGCTGCAAGTCACTAGCCCCCGCAGTAAGTGGGCCTGTGTAGGCTTGGTATGGCATTTCTGCTGCCGCTGCACCTTTGCCCAACATATCAACAACATAGTCGCCAGCATAAGGGGATAAAGAGCTTTCCTGCCCGGTAACTTGCCCCCCAGCGTCGAACTGTGCGATACCGCCAGCCATCTTGTTAATTACTTTATCCGCGTCGATCTTCTTGCCCTGCTTCTTATTGCCGGTACGTTCTTTACGGACGTTATCCATCATCTTGCCTAGCTTATCAGCGCCAGCAGCGGAGTTACCGTTACCGAGATGACTTACTACATCAGCAGGGATAACGTACTCACCGTCACTCAGACGTGCTTCTACTTCACCGTCAATGGTAGATACTATTTCATCCGCCATGCCATCAGTAGGGCCACCTAGGTAGTACCCTTGGCCCGGAGATGTCTGTGCAATACCACCTTCAGCGAAACCTCGGAAGCCCTGCATTCGCTGCTCAAACTGCATAGGTACACCACTCATTCTAGGTGGAGTGTTGCTTTGTCTTTGTGGAGAACGGCTACCATCTCGAAATTGCTTGAGTGCGTCAGCAATGCCTCCAAAGTTTCGGGCGCTACCTACTCGTTCAGTGCCGTCACTCATTCTTCTACGGCCTTTGTTTTGCATCGGGCCAGAGGGGCGCTGACGGTTCATAGGAGTATTACCCCCACGACCACTCAGTAAATCTCCTAAACGCTTATTGTTCTCTGGGGTGTTCCTCTCCCCCATTCCTCGTTCCATCTTCTCCATTTGTTTGCGTCTTCGCATCATCTCACCGAAGTTATCCGCAACGATACCTCGACCGCCACTACCACCACCAGCGATCATATTGCCGTTTGGCCCTGTACGTATACCATCAGCGATACCTCGACCGCCACTACCACCAGCGAGCATATTGCCGTTTGGCCCCGTACGCATACCGAACATGCCTTCTTGTCCAGTGCGTCCGGGTATACCACGATAGCCACTACCTGCACCGTAAGAGGGTTTAGCGGACACTACTTCTTGTCCAGCGCCTTTGGGTATACCACGATAGCCACTACCTGCACCGTAAGAGGGTTTAGCGGACACTACTTCTTGTCCAGCGCCTTTGGGTATACCACGATAGCCGCTACCTGCGCCAAACTGCGCGAG